CTAGTTTTTCTGGGGCTTTGCCGAGGCGCCATTTTGAAAATCTTTTGCCTCGTTTCGCGCTTGGCAGGCTGGCCCGCCCCCACCTGGACTGAGGTTTTTTAGGCCCCCCGCCACTGTTCTAAACCCCTTAAAATAAGACCTTGAAAATCAACTACCCCCGTGTTATACAACCTACCATAAACAAGTGGGGGTAGTTATGCGTCTTTCTGTTGATCAGCTTCGGCGTGTTATCCAGTACGATCCTGAGACCGGTATTCTTCTGCGCCACCCACACATGAAGCCTGTAAGCCTACAGGCAAAGGGCGCCTCATACCCGTCAGTTGAGGTTGGTGGGCATAGGTATTCGGCTTTGCGTTTGGTATGGGCGCTTGTTACAGGGGAGTGGCCTAGTGAAACTGCTTATGCAGTTCGTACCCATAACCAGAATGTTTTTGATCTGCGTTGGGATAATTTGTATGTAGTACCTAGTGACAAACGGCAATGCGGGCGTTGTAGGAAGATATTACCGATCATCGCTTTTTATGTATCAAAGGATGATGTAAAGCGCGGTGTGAAGCGGCGTGTCGCCGGGTATTGTAGGGGTTGTTCTAAGCAGGTCAGTGGCGAGCAAAGAAGTACGCAGGCTAGTGCGTACCATAAAACCAAGTTGAAAAAATATGATCTCACACCAGAGTGTTATGAGGAAATGCTTAATACCCAATCTGGATGTTGTGCAATTTGCAAACGTTCCGATAATGGTAAGCGTAGGTTTGCTGTAGATCATTGCCACACAACAGGGAAAGTTCGCGGGTTGTTGTGTACTCCGTGTAATGTATCTCTTGGGGCTTTAGGTGATGACCCACGTGTGTTATTAGAAGCCGCGAAGTATCTGCTGAAAAACAAGACCCCAAAAACCAACGTGTAAAGTTTCATCTTCCACTTGACACCCGCTCAGCCGCTCAAATATCTTCCATTCATGCACATGGCACCTCACGAACCTACCCGGTGGACCGACAGATTGGCGTTTGATATCGCCCTTCGCCTTGAGGGTAGTGGTGAGGAAGTCGGTGAAATACTCTCCCGGCACACACTGGAGCTACAATCCTTCCAAATCATCAGCAAAGACCCGCTTTTCCTACGCCAAGTAGGCAAGTTTCGTGAGGAAATCAGGGATAAGGGCGTCACATTTCGCCTGAAGGCCCGCACACAGGCCGAAGAATTGCTGAAAACCTCGTGGGTCCTGATCCATAGCCCCGATGTAAGCGCCGCAGTGAAGGCAGACCTCATCAAATCCACCGTGAAATGGGCCGGGTTGGAGCCAAAGAACGACTTTAACAGCGATGGCGGCTCCGGTGGGGTGCGTATTACCATCAATTTAGGCGGTCAGGAGCTTGGCGCGACCACAATCGTGGATGCTGAGGCTGAGGGTATGGATAAACGCCTTGAATACGCTGAATAGGGCTGGAATCGAGGACCTACAGACCACTGATCCGCTTCAAGCCAGGCGGTTGGAGCAGGAATTGGCAGCGCGTGGGGTCTCGTATATGACCCAGATCGTCAAAACCAAGCGAGAAGGGCTGAGGTACGTGATCAAGCTGCTGAGTCCGGTCCATGCCGGAGAATGACCTAGAGGGTTACCTGTTTCATTGCATCCCCGTCCATGATCTGAGGGAGCATGTCATAGATGACGAAGGCACCTGCTGGTGTGAGCCTGAGTTTGATCCGGAGTATGACATGTTTATCCACAATAGTGCGGATGGGCGTGAGGATTATGAGGAGGGGCGGCGCCTGCCGCGTTGAACACGGTTGACATTTACTGACACCGCCAGTATATTAGCTCTATGACAAAACCAATACCCGCTCAGGATTATTTGGCAGCTCGTTTAGAGTACGACCCTGATACTGGTGTTCTTGTGTGGAAAGCAAGGACGCCAGATATGTTTTCTGCTGGTCGTAGGTCGGCGGAGTGGTCGTGTAATAATTGGAACGCAAAACATGCCGGTAAAGACGCGTTTACCGCTACATCTAGTATTGGGTATAGGATTGGGCTGATAGACGGGGTGCCGTATGTTGCTTCGCGGGTAATCTGGAAACTTGTTTATGGGCATGACCCTATCGAGATAGACCACATAAACAGAGTAAAAGTAGATAATAGATTGTGTAATTTGCGTGATGTTGGGCGCTCGATAAACTGTCGCAATAGAGGATTGCTGCGTAATAATACATCTGGAGTATCCGGTGTGTATTTCGAGCGCGGCAGCAGGCTTTGGGTCGTAGAGGTGGCGGGAGTGCGATATGGACGGCGTAAGGATAAGGCTGAAGCTATTAAGCTACGGGGGACTATTTTGTGAGTATAACTATAGATTATACCCCACCGCCAACTGGGAGGCGGTTCATGGCCTCGGACGCACGTATGCGCGTCCTTATGGGGCCGGTTGGTTCTGGCAAGTCCGTGACCTGCTCATTCGAGGTGGTGCGCCGGGCAACGATGCAGGCTCCCGATCAGAACGGGCGTAGGCGCTCCCGCGCAGCCATCGTACGCGAGACGGCAAGGCAGCTTCAGGATACCACCATCAAGACCTTCCTTGATTGGTTCCCACCCGGGCAGTGCGGGGAGTTCATGCGTACCACCAAGACGTACTTCTTCAAGGTGGGCGATGTTGAGTGCGAGATCATGTTCCGGGCGTTGGATGACGCTGATGATGTGGCCAACCTGAACTCGTTGGAACTTACCTTCGCGTGGTTCAATGAGTGCCGGGACATCCACCCGGATATTGTAGATGCCATGTCTAAGCGCATTGGGCGCTTTCCGTCCAAGAAGGATGGGGGTCCAACGTGGCACGGGATGTGGGGTGATACCAACCCGCCAGTGATGGATTCGTGGTGGTACTACCAGATGGAGAAGATAGACCCGGCAGATGGGGTCTCACTTAACGAGAATGGGTGGTCGGTGTTCAAACAGCCGAGCGGGCGTAGCCCCAAGGCTGAGAATGTGGAGAACCTGCCTGAAGGGTATTATGATACCCAGGGCAGGTCAGAGGAGTATGTCCGGGTTTACATTGACGGGGAGTACGGGCTGTCCTCGGCTGGGACGCCTATCTACAAGTACTTCAGAACAGACTACCACATGGGCAGGTCGCCGCTGCGGCACATCACCAACGGGGTGCGGCCTATCGTGGTGGGGATGGACCTAGGACTCACGCCTGCGGCTGTCATCGGGCAGCAGGACCCAAGGGGGCGGGCACTCATCTTGGATGAGGCGGTCAGCTTCGATATGGGGGTGCAGCGGTTCGTACGGACGGTACTCAAGCCGCTGCTGTTCGAGCGGTTCCCGGGGGCACCGGTCATCGTGGTGACCGACCCATCAGGGGTGCAGAGGGCACAGACCGACGAGCGCAGCGCGGTGGACATCATCAAGGCTGAGGGGATGCGGGTCATGCCCGCCCGGACGAACAACATCTCGGCCCGGGTCAACGCGGTGGACGACTTCCTCATGCGGCAGGTGGACGGGGACCCGGCGTTCTTGGTTGACCCCAGGTGCACCCAGCTTAAAGCGGCCATGATGGGGGGCTACCGGTACAAACCCAAGGGTAACGGTGAGATCGAGAAGAACAAGCACAGCCACGTGGCCGAGGCCCTTCAGTACCTGATGCTTCACATCGCCAACGTAAATGAGGGGTCAACGGCCCACCTCCGGCGGGAGATAAAAGGTATTGCGTCTGTCGGTTGGACTTGATACTATATCTTGTGTCTCCGGTTTTCCGGGGGTGCGTTCTCCTCGTTTGTCCATTCCTCCCCGACTTGCCCCCTTCCGCTGCTGCCTCAGTGGGAGGGGGTTTTTGTTATCTCTTGCAAAGTGCGGTGAAGCTCGCTAGGTTTACCCAAACTGAGCCGTAGAGGGATTTATTATGGCCACCGTCTCCCCGGTCCTTAGCCGCACCGCTGAAGGTATTCCCTATCTCCTGTGGGAGAATGTCGCTACGGGTGATACCATTACTGCTTATGCTGTGCATGGTCGGCTTGCTACTAACGCATCGGTGCAGTTCGCTGGTACCTTTGGTGGTGCGACTGTGAAGTTGCAGACATCGAATGACGGTACGACTTATGCTGATATCAAGGATGTGCACGGTACCACCGTGAGTGCCACAGCAGCCGGGCAGTTTGAGTTTAGCCGCTCTGCGGTTTACTTACGCCCTGCGATTAGCGGCGGCACATCCGATGCTGTTGATATCTATCTTGTCCTTCGCGGCCCTGCGAGCAGCGTGTAATCCATGCCAGGGCTCTCCATACTTCGCGTTGTCAGCAATACTGAGATTGATCGCGTTGAGCGTGAGCGCATGGATGCTGAGGTTCAGGCTAGGCAGAACAGCGATTTGATTATTGGCCTAGCGGCGTTTATCAAGGAATGCTGGGACGCGGCGCGTATCGCCAAAGAGCCCATCAATAACTCCATGCTTAAAGCCTTGCGGCAGCGCAACGGCGAGTATGAAGCAGATAAGCTCCAAGCCATTCGCAATCAGGGCGGCTCTGAAGTTTATATGATGCTGACTGAAGTGAAGTGTCGTGCGGCTGAAAGCTGGCTGCGTGATATCCTCATGGATACAGGTACTCCTCCGTGGGATATTCAACCTACGCCTATTCCTGATCTGTCCCCTGAACGTGATGTTGAGATTCAAGAAGCCTTTGCCGAGCAGGTAATGGCTATGATCCAACAGTCGGGTCAGGCTCCTAACAAGGAGCAGATGATTGGGCTACGCGAGATGGTGGCCCAACAGCTTCGATTCCGTATGCTTCAGGAAGCGCAGAATCGTATTGATAAGATGAAAATTCGCATTGACGATCAGTTTGCTCAAGGCGGCTGGGCCGATGCGTTCAATGAGTTTCTAACCGATCTGGTGACCTTCCCGTGTGCCTTCATAAAGGGGCCGATTGTACGCCGTCAGCGGCATCTGGGTTGGATCAAGGGTCCTGATGGGCGCACCATAGTCGAGGCTAGTGAGCGACTGGCGCCTGAGTTTGAGCGGGTTGATCCGTTCAATATCTATCCTGAGCCGGGCATTACACGGCTCAATGATGGGTATATCTTTGAGCATCATCGCCTCAGCCGCACCGCTCTGGCTGATCTCATTGGGGTGCCGGGGTATGATGACGGCGCTATCCGCAAGGTGTTGGAGGAAGGCCCGGGTCAGTCCTGGGTGTCTGATACCATTGAGATGCAGCGTGAGGAGGAGGAGCGTAAATACTACACCGAGATGCGCCCAACTGACCTGTTTGATGCCCTTGAGTTCTGGGGCAAGGTCAGCGGCAAGATGCTCCGTGAGTGGGGCATGGACGCTGTTGAGGTGCCGGATGAGGCCCGTGAGTATGACGCAAATGTTTGGCTGGTAGGTAACTACGTAGTCAAGGCTGTGCTGAACTATGATCCGCTGGGTGAGAAGCCCTATGCTAAGACTTCTTTTATCAAGACTCCGGGCGCATTTTGGGGTCGCGGAATCCCTGAGATTATCGAAGATTTACAGAATATCTGTAATGCGTCAGCGCGGGCTCTCGTTAATAATATGGCCGTGGCATCTGGCCCGCAGGTTGAGGTTAATCTTGACCGCATCCCGCCCAACGAAGACATCACTCAGATGTACCCGTGGAAGATTTGGCAGACGCTGAATGATCCCCTGGGTTCTTCGGCTCCAGCGGTACGGTTCAATCAGCCTAACGACAATGCCAACACCCTGATGGCTGTGTATGAGCGGTTTAGTCGCTTGGCTGATGATCATTCGGGTATCCCAGCTTATATCTACGGGGATGTGGATGTACGCGGCGCTGGGCGCACTGCCTCCGGTTTGTCTATGCTGATGGGTTCTGCCGGTAAGGGTATCCGTCAGGTGGTCATGCACATTGATAATGACGTTACAAAACAAGTAGTTAAACGTCAGTTTGTCTATAATATGCGCTATGATCCTGACGAGACCATCAAGGGTGATGCGGAGATCATACCCCGTGGTGCTGTCAATCTGGCTGTACGCGAGACTGTCAACGCTCGGCGCGTGGAGTTCCTCAACGCGACAGCTAATCCCGTGGACCTTGAGATCATTGGGGTTGATGGTCGAGCCGCGATCCTGCGGGAGATTGCCAAAGGGCTTCAGATGCCGGTGGATGATATTGTCCCATCGCGTGAGACCCTTGATTTTGAGACCCGTGCGAAGGCGCAGGCTCAGATTGCTGCACCGCAGCAACAGCAACAACCGCAAGCCCCTCAGGGTGGCGGCGGTCAGCCCCAGATGAATCTGGTGGCTAATAGGAATACTGGGGTGGCTGTATGACCCGTCCTCCCCAGGACATTATTCTGGCGCTTGCTAGGATGAGCAACACCATAGCCCCTTGGCTGCAAGAGTGGCGGCAGAAGGAGATGGACCAGTTATTGTTCACATCTCCTGCTAATGTCGGTATCGCGCAGGGGAGGTGTCAGGTGTTGACAGAGCTATGCAAGTTAGTACAGGATTCACCCGATATGGCGGCACAACCTCGGAAGGGGTAGCGGCCATTTAACCACGCACACCGATGAGGAGCGTTCTGTGACCATTCCTGAGCAGGTTAGACGGCAATCTGAGGCTATTGCAAAGATGTATGCTGAAGGTAACACCAACGAGGCTCCCGCTCCTGCGGATGAGACTACGGGTGCGACCGGCGTACAGGCTGGGCAAGCCGACA